GATCTTCTGAAGTACATTGATAGTGGAGCTTTTATAAAATGAGATCCAAGGAGATTAAAATTAATGGTGAGAAAGTACACTGCATACTTATGGCAGGTGGTAAAGGTGCAAGGATTTACTCTCCACTGGATCTTGAAGGTGTTGTTCTTCAGATAGGTAGAAAGTCTTTTCACATTAAAGAAGATTCACAAGACTACAAGTCACTCATGCGTTATGTAAATATCAAGTATCAGAACAGTCAAGACAAAGACAAGATCATCAAAGAATTTGATAGTCTTGTAAGTAAATATAAAACAATGAGGGAGAGTAGGATGAGCAAAGCAAAAGAATTGCTAGAGAGAAATATATTTGGACAAAAGCAAGCATCAAAAGGAAATGTATCTCTTCACCTTCCTGCAAATGCTGATGAACTGATGGGAGATATCTTTCAAAAACTAACTACATTGAAACTCGAATTTGATGAGATGGAAGAAGTCCCGAATTCAATGAAACCTCTTTATAAGCAAGTAATGAAGTCGATGGAAGCTACAAGAAAAGCAAGAGATGAAACATATCAACTTAGAATGATGTTCAAGAAGGTATTTAAATGAGTAAAGCAGACTGAATGGGAGTATGCAAACAAAGGACTTGGATGGAGATGGAAACGTAATCTCCCAGTACCGAAAGTTCTCACAGGTCAATTCAGACCATATAGACATAAAGTAAATCAATCAAAAGCAGATCAAATAAGGAGAGTCAAGGATGAGTAAGGCATTAGATATTATCAGCAGTCTGCACGATGCAGAGTTGTCAGAAGCAAAAGTTGGTGCGTCAAGAAAGCTTGCCATTCAAGTTGGAAAGCTTGACAAGGAAGAGAGAAAGTTCTGGAAGGATCTTCAGAAGCAATATCCAGAACAGAAAGATGCATATGGAGATCCAAAAAAAGGTGAGGGTGGTTACGATGAGTTCAAAGATTTCTACAAGAAGCATAAAGTCGCAAGGAAGAAAGCTTTTGATAAATTCATTCCGTTGATGGTCACTGAACTTGATGATCTTGTAAAATCTGGTGACTTGGATGCAATGAATGCTTGGAAAAAGGCAGATAGAAAAGACAACTACACTCGCATGGTTTCAGACGCAGAGAAAGATGACTATGTAGACGGTGGTGTTGTTGAAAAAATCCTTGATGCATATCATAAAATCTCTGACATCACATCTGGTAGAGCAGCATGGAGAGTTTTCCAAGATGCGTTCGAAGGAAAGTGGATTGATTCAAAGATTGCATCAATAAGAGCAAACCAATTCTTCTCCCAGAACAACTTGCATGACTTTATGTTTGAAGTTAATTACGGAAAGCAAAGACTTTACGGTATGCAGGAGTATGATCTTAAAGACGATCCTAAGATGGCGAAGCTAAAAGTTGGTGATAAGGTCAAGGTGAAACTTTGGATTCCTAGTAAGAATGAAATCAAAGCATACGAGATAAAGAAAGGATAAATAAAATGTCAAAAGCAACAGAGATTATAACAGAAATGGCCAGAAAGGTTACTGATGATATTGCATCAGCATTGAAGAAAGGAAAGAAGAAGAAAATTGCAAACACAGAAACTGATGGTAAGTCTGTCTGGCTTCATGGAAATGAGATCGTGAAAGTTGATAACGGAGAAGTTTCAATTACTGATAGTGGTTGGGATACTCCAACAACAAAAGAAAGAATAAATGGTATTCTTTCCATGCTCGGTATTACTGCTAGAGTCTCAAAGAATAAGGGAACACAAATATTAAAAGTTGATGGGAAATCTGAACCTTGGGATGGAAGATGGATTAAAGTAGGGAGCATAAAATGACAACAAGAGCAGTTGAAATAATCGACATGATCAATGAACACAGGACAGAACTTAATGAGTTCAAACTTCCTTCGTTCAAGAAGATCAAAAAGATGATGAAGAAGTTTAAGAAGTCAAAGCCAAAGAAAACCAAACAAGCTTTCGATGCCAAAGCAGCAAAGAAGAAACAAGGTAAATCTTTTTGGAAGAAGTTCTTCGAAGGAATGTGTGAAGCATCTGACGAAGAGAAAATGAAAGCACTTGCCAAGTATCTAAAAGTAGATCCTGAAGAAGTAGAAAACAATGGGTACGCTTTTGAAGCAGATGGAGAAGAGTGGGAAGTCTTAACGGATGATGAAGCAGATGAGAAACTTAAAGATTATATTGCTGAATCTCTGTGGGCATTCAACACAAGTTTTCTTCTTTGGCATATCACTGAAGATTCTGTGATTGAGAATCTAGGTCTTGAGTCTACCTACTATGATGAAGACACCGAAGAAGAAATTGAGATCGAAGATAAAGAAGAAATCATTTATCTCAACACTGGGATGAATCTTGAAGAGTTGGTCAAAAGCTACCAAGAGAAGTATGAGAGTGGAAACCAAGACCTTATGAACCTTCTCCCAGACTTTGATGAGTTTGTTTCAGAAGCAGAGAGAGCAGATGGTCGTGGACATTTTCTCAATAGTTATGATGGAGAAGAAGTTGAGATGGGTGACTTCTTTGGGTACAGAGTTAATTAGGAGTCGGCAATGAGTAAAGCAAGAAATGTAATTATGGAAATCCAAGAAGGATTTGAAGTTTCATCTGCAAGATATAACAGTGAAGAGAATTTTAAAGCAGATGAGATGATGCATCTTGCAAAACTTCTTGGAGTCAAGATAACCAGAAAACCAAGTTATGGTTATGCTACTGGAACTCTCAATGGTGAAGAAGTTGATTTCCAAGCAGACAGAGATGGATCTGTTATAGTTGTTACTGCAATGAATGAGTATAGTAAGAGGGTTAGAGTTAAAAAATTATCTGATACTCAAATCAAAAATCTCAAGAAAAAGCTTGTACGAATCATAGATGATAGAAAAGAAGGACAGAACAGAAATGCCATCCTTATGGGAATAAGTTCAAGTCTTAGGAAAAAAGGTATTGAGGTAGATAGATATAATAAGTCTATTACAGTAGATGGTAACAGTTTTTATTTCTCGGATGGAAAGGTTAAAAGTGGAGAGTCAATATCACATAAAGATTACATAAGTTTTAAAGTTAATGATGGAGAGAAGGGAATTCAAAAAGAACTTGATAGACTAAAGAAAGAACTTCTTTCCCAGTTAAATAATTACAAAAAGGCAGCAGAGAGAGTTAAGAGTAGTCGGTCAGACATAGAAAAATATTTTGAATTGTCTGATAAAAAATAAAGGAGAACTAAAAAATGAGTAAAGCAAAAGAAGTGATTACTTCTATCGAAGAGAACAGCAAAGTAAAAAAGATGGCAAGGGATATGGTTGGTGATGGGAAAACACCAAACAAGTATTTCCTTAGTATAAGTAATGACTATGATGTTTTGGAAGGTAGTGAAATTTATGGTGCTGATGAGGTACTAAAAAAGTTTAAGTCACAAGGGAAAATGATTGATGTTTATGATTCCTATTCAACAGCCAAAGCTGAAGCAGATTCTTTTGTTTTAGGTAAAAAATCAAATGGTGTCTTGGTAAGAAGAGTAACCATAGAGGACAGAATTTCTGGTGTTGTTTACGAGAGAGTGAAATTACTTAATCTAACAACGATAGAATCAAGTGAAGATGAACGTGAAGATATTGGGTTTACTATGGACAAACTGGGTGATGAATTTCAATAAAGGAAATAATAATGAGTAAGGCAAAAGAAGTAATAAAGTTGCTGGAAGTAAAGTATAAAAATTTGACTGATGAAGAATCAAAGAGACTTGACTCTTTAAAAAGTAAGGCAAGATCCAAAGGCAATACGGATCTCGAATCAATTGAATCTTCTTTATTAAGTGACATTATTCGTAACGGTAGAGATGGAAAGTTTTTTGTTTCTTTGTGGCATGGAAGTGACAGTGATCCAAAAGGTAGACAAACATCTAAGGGAGATGCATTAAAGATTGTAAAAGCACTAGGTATTGATCCAAGCAAAGTTAAATTTGGTGATAAATAAGAGAGACTAAAACGTATGGAAGGAAATAAAAAATGAGTAAAGCAAAAGAAGTGATAGATTTACTTGAGAAGAAATTAAAACTTAGTGATATCCCAAAAGACTACGAAGTTTAGCCATTGAAAGATGGAGAGAAAGCAAAAGACAAAGTTACATGTGGTACTTGTGGTTTGAGTTGGGATGATGGAGTTAGTACTGGAATGACACCGACACCATCAGGCAGATGTCCGTTCGAACAATTTCACAAGTAATCCAAGAGAAGAAGAAACCCAAAAATAAATGGCAAAAAAAGATATCAAAGAAGCGGAGTTTGGACTTGAAGATACCGACATAGAACTAGCACGAAGAGAACTTCTAGAATTCACGCAACTCACCAAAGAAGACTACCAAACAAACTGGCATCATGAACTCATAGCTGAGAAGCTAGACAAGTTTGTCAACGGTGAAATTAAAAGACTCATGATCTTTGTTCCACCGAGACATGGTAAGAGTGAGCTTGCATCTAGAAGACTTCCTGCATTCATACTTGGTAAAAGACCAGACTCACAAATTATTGCATGTTCATATGGAGCAGATCTTGCTGCTCGTATGAATCGTGATGTGCAAAGAGTTATAGACTCTCCTGCATACAGAAAGATCTTCCCTGAGACAAGACTCTGGGAGAAGAACATTCGCACAGTTGCCGATGGTTCGTATCTTAGAAACTCTGAGACTTTTGAAATTGTAAACAGGAAAGGTGTTTATCGTTGTGCTGGTGTCGGTGGTGCTATCACAGGCATGGGTGCAGATTTTTTAATTATAGACGATCCAATCAAGAACCAAGAAGAAGCACTGTCACCAACATACCGTCAAAAGGTTTGGGATTGGTACACTTCAACAGCATTCACGAGACTTGAGAAGGAAGGAAGTGTTCTTGTCATCCAAACTAGGTGGCATGAAGATGATCTCTCAGGAAGACTTCTCGCACTTGCCGAGTCAGATCCAGACGCAGACCAGTGGGAAGTAATCGATCTCCCAGCAATCAAGGAAACAGATGATAACCCAGAAGATCCGAGACAAATTGATGAAGCTCTTTGGCCAGAAAAATATAGCGAAGAGCGACTCCTTAAAATCAAGATCAGTGTTGGTTCGTATTTTTGGGGAGCAATGTATCAGCAAACGCCAACGGTTGAAGGTGGTAACATCATCAACAGAAATTGGTGGAGATATTACTCAACACCTTTTGAGAAGTATGATTATGTGATGCAGTCTTGGGATTGTTCTTTCGGAAAAACAGGTAACAAGAATTCATTTGTAGTCGGTCAGGTCTGGGGAAAGCTTGGAGCAAAGAAACATCTTCTAGATCAAGTCAGAGAGAGAATGACTTACGTCCAAACAAAAACTGCTATCAAGAAGATGAAAGCAAGATGGCCAGAGTCAAGAGAAATCATTGTAGAGGAAGCAGCAAACGGTCACGCAATCATCGAAGAACTTCAAGCTGACATTGCTGGAGTGATAGGAATCAGGGCTAAAGATTCAAAGGAAGCAAGACTTCACGCAGTTTCTCCACAAATAGAAGCAGGATGTGTTTATCTTCCAGATCCATTAATAGCAAAGTGGGTTCCTGAGTTCTTAGAAGAGATTAGTGCATTTCCATCAGGGAAATTTGATGACCAAGTTGACGCTACATCTCAAGCCTTGGAAAGAATGGAATCTACTGCACAATATGCATGGTTTGAAATGGGTGAAGAGATGGCAAGAGAGGAAGAAGAGAACAGAGAATCAATGTCACCACAACTTAAAGAACAACTGTGGGGAGTGTAATGAGTTTGGATTGTAGCTTCTGTGGAAAGAGAAACGACGAGGTAAAAGTGATAGTGGCTGGGCCTAATGTTTTTATTTGTGATGAGTGTGTTGAGTTGTGTGTTGATATTGTGAATGAAGAAATAAAGAAGAACAGAAAAAAGTTTTTGGAACAACAAAAAAGAATCAAAGGCGGGAAAAAACCCAAATGAGTTTTATAGAGAAGATTAAAGACAGGATACAAGGCAAAGCTCCCAAAGGTGCAAAGAGATCTCCCCAATGGAGAAAAGTTAGAGAGGAACACTTAAAGAAGTTTCCTACCTGTTATGTGTGTGGATCAAATAAAAAAATAACTGTACATCACATTTATCCATACCACCTATTTCCCGACATGGAACTTGAAGAAAGTAATTTAATTACGTTATGCGAAGGTGGTAGGTTCAAGTCACTCAATTGTCATATTGTTTTTGGTCATTGTTGTGACTTCAAAGATGTCAATACTCAGTGTGAGATAGACGCAGAAATCTGGAGAAGAAAACTAAACGATTAGAGGAATCCTAAATGAATTTATTAGACAGAATCAAAAATGTTTTTTCACCTGTAGAAACTCATATTCAGCTTTCAGATCTGCAACTGGAAAAGCTAGAAGAATCCATAGTCGAAAAGAATCGTGGTCGTATCACCATGCAAGAGTTTCAAGAGAAACTTCAAGACATCAGACATGATTCAAGTATGAAAAACTATCATGTCAATCTTGCGTACACTTCTATCTACACAAGGATCTCTCAGCACAGACATCAGATGTTTAAAGAGATTGAGAGGATCAGAGGAAACTGGCTAGTAGAAACCATCATTGACCAGATCACAGAAGATGCTCTTTCCCCAGATGTTGCCACTGGGAATATTCTTGATGTGACTTCGAAGAAACCAAAGATCAAAAAAGCTATCAAGGATCTCGATGAGAAGTATGGTTTTGATACTATCGTGAAAACAATTACTCCCGACATGCTTCTATATGGTGACTACCTTTTGTCTACAGAGATAAATAAATCACCTGATGCAAAAGAAGAAAATAATCTGAGTGAAGCAGAAGACAAAAAACCAAAAGAGTTTGGTCTTATAGAGCTTAACGATAATGTGATTCAGCATATGGTAATTGCTCTCACTAAGTTTTCAGAGGTAGAAGAATATCTTTGCATGGACATAAAGGGAAATGTCGTTAAGAAGGAAGAGTCTGAGTTTGTAAGATTTTCTATGGATGCAAGGAAGATTAGAATTGATCTTCATGAAGAACTCTATCAAGGATGTATGGTTGGATACAATCAGCAGACTGAAAGAGTGAAAGCAGTCTTAAAAGATATCCCACGATTTGTTCGCATCGGTAAGTCGATGTTGTTTCCTGTCCTCTCCAAAGTGAAAGAATTAGAGGTACTAGAGAATCTTGTACCAGCTACCAAAATAGCAAAACTTTCCAATGGCACAATATTTGGTATGCAGGTTCCACCGAACTATGACGTTAAGAAAGGACTCGCAGCAGCAAGACAGGTAGAGCAGACGTTAAACAAAAAGATTGGTCTTGATAAATCAAAAGACCAACTCACTGTTGAAAACGTGATGAACACCGCAGGTAAAATAAAAGTTGTTCCTATTTTTGGAGACAAAGGAACTATCACTGCTGTTGAGCATACATCACAAGAACCTGATGATCTTCTTTCTTCAATCGAAGACATCAGACGATCCATTACATCGGCAGTAGGTATTCCATATGAAGTTTTGTTTGCTGCTGATGATGAGTCAAAAGGAAACATGCTCAGACGCTATGCAAGGTATCTCAGACTTCTCAAGAACATTCAGAGATCACTTGCTAACGGTATCATAGAACTCATCATGATTGATCTCGCAAACAAAGGAATAGAATTTAAAAAGTCTGACATTGAAGTTAATTTTATTCACAAGCTTGTTGAGATTGATAACCTTGACTCACTTGAGTATCTTGATACATCTATTGGAATGATATCCAGTGCAAAAGATTTTGTCTTTGATCTTGGAGAAGAAGGATCTCCAATGGAAGAGATAATTGACTACGATAAGTTTGCTGATTTTCTTGCAGAGCAATTTAGACTTGTAGGTCTGAAGGATGTTCTCAATGTGAAGAAGGTTCCAAAAGATCCACCTGCACCGATCAATCCTGACATGACAGCACCTGCTGAACCAAATCCAGAAGGAGAACCAGATGACGCTTAAAGTTGTAAAGAGAAAACTCGTTTATCTTTCTCCCAGTGAACAAAGACGAAGAGAAGAAGAGAGAAGAAGACAAAACAATAAAGAACTCGTAGGTCATTTGAAAAACAGAACCTATATCCCACCGAGTGTTCCGGTAGAGCAGACTTGGTTTCCACCTAGACCGATTATCGAGAAGGATCAAGACGCAATCAACAGACTTTACAATAAGGAATGATCTATGAGTAAAGCATCAGATCTGATAGCTTTTTACGAGAAGCAAAAAGAATTCAAGTTGACTTTAAAAGGTCTTATCAAGTTTGCTAGACAGAGTGGAAAGTTTAAAGGGTATGACATCAGGAAAGAAGGAAAGGTTTGGAAACCATACTTTCAAGGTGTAGCTCTTTCTGCTTCATTCGACAATGAGAAGGATCTTAGAAACTGGATCTTTAAAACTATAGGAGTTACTCCGACATGAGTAAAGCAAGAGAAATAATTTCAATCATCGAAGGTGCAGATGAAGACAAGTCTGCTAAGACTGCTATCTCAAGATCCACAGAATCAGCACCAGTGAGATGGTTAAAAGAAAATGGTCATCTCTCAAAAGGTGGAAACACTCTTGACTACGGTTGTGGAAAAGGATCTGACGCTAATAAAAATGGCTGGGATAAATATGATCCTGCTACCTTCCCAGAGATGCCAGAGAAGACCTACGACAAGATACTGTGTCAGTATGTCTTAAACACTCTCCCTAAAGAGAAGGAAGCTTCGGTGATGTCAGGAATCAGGAAGAAGTTAAAGTCCGGTGGTGAAGCGTTTATCGTGGTCAGACGAGACATTGAGAAGCAAGGTGAAACCTCTAAGGGAACATATCAAAGAAATGTAACACTCGGTGCCGAATCTCTTCACAAGGAAAACGGTTTCGAGATCTATAAAATCAAGAAGAGTTAATCTAATTTCAAAGGAGAAAAAACTCATGACAGAAACAGCAAAAACTTTTGAACCAACAATTTTTGTCCACACAATGTCTTCAGGTCTGAAGGTGGTATGTGAAGTCTCTAAGACAGAAAAAGGTCATCCTATCTGGAAGAACGTAATGGGAATGATTGTTCAACCGATGCCGAACAAGCAGATGAACATTAATCTTCAACCAATCGATGATTGCAACTTGACAGAGACTGTAGCACCGAACGTGCAACATGTTTTGTTTTCCTATCCTGCGAACCAGCAACTGATCAAAGGATACAATGACGTAGTGAACAAAACAAAAGCAGCAAAAGCAGGAATCATCTCTCCCAGTGACCTGCAAAAGAGTAAATTTCAGTGAACGAAAACCTAAGACATGTAGCAACAGACATTCCTGACAAACTTCGTGACAGGATGCAAAGAGTAATCAAAGAGCATGGACTCACAATGCGTGGGTTCATGCGTAAAGCTATTTTAAAACAAGTAATCCATTATGAGAAATCAAGACTTAGCAGGAAGAAAAAGGAGTTGTCTAATGTCGAAAGCAACTGAACTAAGAAAATTATGTGAAGGTAAGAGTGAGCTAATTGGTTACACTCACAGTGGGAAAGAAATCTACAGTGACTTCGATAACCCGAAGCATTCAAATTTTTCTACAGACGACCACACAAGTGCAATGCTCCTTCATTCGTATTTGTTCTACCAGAAGAATCGTGCTGACTCGAAAGTCCAAGGGAAGAAACATGAAGAAGCAACTCGGAACAAACGTGGAAAGATTATGAGAAAGTTCGACAATCCATATAACCACGAACAGGGAAAACAACTAGCACATAAGGATTGGAGAAAATAAAATGAGTAAAGCGACTGACATAAAGAAGTATCTTAATGAGACTGGAAAGCAGTTTCGAACTAAGGTCAAAGAGGTAGAGTCAAATCAAGGTAGCAGACACATACGTCATATTATACAAGACGCTCAGAAGAAACTCACAAACATGGTGAACTACTCTCATCCTTCTCCCAGTCCTGCAACCAGTGATGATGAAAAAATTCTAAAAGAAATAAATCTATCGTTGGCAAAGAATATTGAGAAGATCAGAGCAGTGAAAGACTCTAAGAGAAAACCAAAAGATGTATGAATCCATTCAAGGAACATTTCGGGTTAGACTCAGATCTGATAAGTCCTATCAGTGATGAAGACGCTTACAATGAGCTTATGTCTTATGATGAAAAGCAAATCATTATAAACGAACTTCTGTTTGTCATTCGAAAAGTTCATGGGGAATCCAAGAAAGCAAACGAAAAAGGATTCAACGTCACGTTTAAATACATCGATCAAGAACTCGGCAAATATGTAATTAAGGAGAAATGAAATGTCAAAAGCTAAAGAGATAAAAGAACAGATCATGGCACTGTCAGATCCTGTTCTAACTCACATCAATACGAGTACGGTGGTCAAACAGTTCAACCAGAAGTTTAACTCACTTGGTCTTGAAGGTGTTTCATGTGACGAAGTTGAAGTTGACTATGAAGGTGTGCAAACTGTTTATTTCATCGACTCTGAAGGTGATGAGATGGCAGTTGCTTTCTACTTCGATGAAGAAACTCACTCGGCAGAAGCAATGATCCTTCATGATGCAGAAGAAGATGGTGAGCAAGAAGAATCAATCATTGTTGATCTATCCCCACAAGCACCACCACTGATAAAAACTTCTCTTGGTGTTTATGTAAATCTCATGGATCTTTCTTGGATGAACAAGACAACCATGATGACTATCTTTCAAGGTGGAGATATTGATTACGAAGAAAAAGAATATCCAACAAAGAACGAAGCACGAATGGTCACAGTGGTTCGTGGTGGTAAGCGAGTCAGAATTCCTATCGTCAAAAGAAAAAGAGTTGCTCGTCTAACTGCGAAACAAAAAGCAGGATTTAGAAAAGCAGCACGAAAGAGAAAAGCAAAGAAAGGTCAGATCAATCGAAAGAGAAAGAGATCGATGCGAATTGCGAAGACAGTAAAACGTCCGAAGCTAAATAAGATGCAGAAAATCTCTGGTGGTCGTAACGTAGTCGGTGGGAAATATAGACGATGAGTGCAGATCCAAAGCACACACTAAATCCAATGAATAAAGCAGCACGAACGATCAACGTCTTCTTGAAAGCAAAGAAGAAACCAGATCTGAAGGAAGTTGTTTCTGGGTTTAAGAAGTGGGCAAAGAAAACCAATACTAAAACAACGGCAGCAGAACTCAGTGTCTATGTAGCAAAAAACTTTCCTTACCTATCAGCATTCACATCACAGATGGCAAATCTTTTATAGGAGAGAAGATGATTACTCTTGAAGACATAAAAAACATTTCAATTTCAACGTGGATCTTTTCTACCGTATTTATCATCATGGGAATTGCTCACGCTAGTCGTGGTGAGTATCTTTCCCCTGCTACCTATTTGGTTTTCGTTTTAGCTTTCTTCTTTATGGACATCGTTAATTGCAGACACATGAAATTTATGGACAGAGAAAAGAAAAAACTTGATGTGCTAATCAATCAGATAGTAGCCAGCACTGAGAAGATGGAATCTCGTAAGGAATGTACATGTCAACAGCATCAGAAATCATAAGTCTATTCGAGAGTGAACCGATAGGTAAAAAGATTGGTTCGACTACTTGGGTACATAAGAACTATGACAGCATCTTTCCCCAGTCAGATCTGAAGAAAGCAAAGGAGAAGCTTGATGGTTTTTCGTATACTATCGTCAAGTACGACAAAGAAGCAGGAAGTTTCTCTTTCATCTATTCAAAAGATTTTGATTCAAGTCCAGAACCAACAGTTGGAGATTCACGAGTTGTTAAAAAAGATGGCACTGTTGTTCGAGTCGAAGCATCCAAAGATGAACCACAGATCTATCACAAAAAAGAACTTATGGTGGGTAGCGACTATAGAGGATTTGACGTATCCAAAGCTAAAAGCAGAAGTGAGAAAATTGATAAGCTTAAAGTAGATAAGACAAGAATTGGTAGGAAATCCTACTGGCAAAAAGAAGTTTTACCCAAATTAAAATAAATTGTCTCACTGTGAGACAATTAATTTCTAGGAGACAAAAATGAGCAAAGCAAAAGAAGTAATCGTACTATTTGAAGGGAAACCAGATCCAAGGTTCAAAGGTCTAGACAGAAAGGATTTGAAAAAAGTTGAAGAGCTAAAGAAAGAAATGTTGAGTCTAATGACCAGAGATGAAGATCCTACTCCAGAACAAAACAAGCGAAGAAAAGAAGTGGCCAAAGAGTTAGATGCGTATGTTGCAAAAGCAAAGGATTTAAAATGAACAAAGCAAAAAACATAATAAACGAGATCAAAGCATCTCAACTCAAGAAAGGAACTAAAGTTACTTTCAAAAAAGATAACTTTAGATTCAAAGGACAAGAAGGTGTTGTGATTTCAGTTGACGATCCAAAGACAGGCGACGAAGATATTCTTGTGATGGTCACAGTGAATAACAAAAAAGAAGAAGTAAGTCTGGGAGAACTAGCATGAGCAAAGCAAAAGAAATTTTAGACGAAGCGAAGATTGAAGTCAATGACCATGACAGGGATATGATTAAGAGCAATCAAATAAAGCTCAACAAAGCTATTCAAAACTTGGATGATGCTATGCATTCTTTCGATGCAATAGACAGTTCTGTCCTTCATAAGTTAGCCAAAGGACATATTGAAAAAGCATCTGACCTGATAAAGACTTGGAATAAAAACATGGTTAAACTGGGAGTGAGTTAGCCAATGGCAGAAGAAAAGAAAAAATCAAACAGCAAGAACTTGAAAGTTCAACTTGCACGAATGTCTTTTAGACTTGGTTCGAAGTATCCTCATTCCGATCCAGTTGAGAAGCAAGACATAAACACAGCATTGAACTACATTACACAAGCTTTGATGCTAGCAGACGATCAAGAGTCAGAAGCTAGACGATTACTTGACATGGCAAAAAGACTCTCACGATTGTAGGAGAACAAATGAGATTCACAAATGACAATGAGAAGAAACTATTCCTGATGGAAATAGAACGCACAGACATGATTGATCAAGTGAGTGAACACTTCTCTCCAGATGAAGAAATGCTTGATGAGTTTTTGAAGAGAAGATCATCTCTAATCTCTCCACTTAAAAACTTTCGAAGATCCCAGAGAACAAAACAACAGTGGAGAAAAGATAGGTATGCAATGCTTAAAGGAATCAAAAGATTCCACAGATCAACTACTGGGAAGAAATTCCACAGAGCACTTGGAAGGTTCATTGCAACAAGACTTTATGATAGAGATGGTTTCGGTCTGACAAAGGAAAGAGCCAAAGAGAGACAAGGTGCCAATGAATCATACAGTGATCTTCACGAAGTCATTGAAGTACTGCAAGGTCTTTCATCACTCAAGACTCATGCATTCGTTGAGATGGAGTTCTATCATCCACTGACTGAAGAGATCGAGTACCGGATGTTTATGGAAGAACTTCTTCCGTTTCTTGAAAGACTTGAGAAGAAACTTTGGCTAGGATCTTTTGACTTTACAGACGAAGACGAAGAGTTTTTGTGTAGAGTTGTAAGCGAAAAGGCAATTTGCAATTCCATTTCTCTTCATGAGAAAATCGACTTTGCAATTGTGGAAAACTATTGGGAAGAAATTAAAAAAGATTTCGCCAAAAAATCATACACAGAGGAACATACTGAATACACCAAGTTTTTGTTCAAAAATCTAAAGGCTATGATTGACCTACATAAAACTGGCAATTCAAAATAACAAAAGCTAGTCAAGAATCTGACAGTCTCAATCATCAAATTCTAATAAAAAAATGTTGGAAAACGAAATTAAAATCGTTTTTCTTATATAGGACAAATTTATTTAATGGAGAACTCTATGGATAATTTCACCAATGATGTCTTCGATCCGCAACTGCAATTCAAGATCGAAGAAGCATCAAATAGTGAGGTAGACGGTAAGCATGTTCTCGGAAAGCTATCTGGTACGTTCTTTGTTCCCAACGGAAAGTCAAGAAACAAACGATGGTACTCCGACACTGTCTGGGAGAAACAGCTTGGTAGAAAAGATATCCAAGAGAAACTTCAAGGCAGAAGAATGCTAGGTACAATATCTCACGAACAAAAGCTTGATGACCAAGCAATCCTTGAGGGAAAAGTTTCTCATGTGATGACTAAACTTGAAGTGAGAAATACCGACAAAGGAAAACAAGGATATGGCGAAGCACTAATTCTTGACACACCTGCTGGTAAAATTCTGAACACTCTTTCTCGTGCAGGTGTTCAACTTCACACTTCGTCACGAGCAACAGGAAAGTTCAAAGGAACTCATGAAGGTCTTCCCAGTGTCGATCCTGATGAGTTTAATTTAAGTGGTTTCGACTTTGTACTTGATGCAGGATTCTTAGAAGCAAAACCTGCACTGGTAGAAAACTTGAAAGAGTCAATGGATAAACTTTTAGATATGTCAATTAATGATTCCAATAACAATGGAAGAAAAGAAGGAGATGACGACATGGGCGATAAGAACAACAGTGAACTTCTAGAATCAGCTTTGAAAGAAAATGGCAAGATGCAATCAGATCTGACCGCAGCATTGAATGAGAATGAAGATCTCAAATCAAAGAATGTTGAACTCAGTGAGCAAGTTGTTGTTCTTGATGAAACAAAGAAGAAGCTAGAAGAAGCAGAGAAAGCACTTGAAGCATTCAAACCTCTTGGCACTGCTGAAGAGATTGACGAAGCTCTTGAGCTTGCGAAAAAAGAAAGAGAAGCATTCAAAGATCTCGGCACTGCTGAAGAGATTGAAGAAGCACTCGACATGGGCAAAGAACTCATCGAGCAATATATTCCTCTGGGAACTCCAGAAGAAATCGATGAAGCACTTGACCTCACAAAGAAGATCAAAGAAGAGTACAAAGATCTTGGTACTCCAGAAGAAATTTCTGAAGCATTTGATCTCACGAAAAAATTTATGGAAGAAAAGAACGCAGAGAAAGACAACAAAAAGATCACAGAACTTGCAGAAGAGTTTGGTGTCACTGAAGATGCGATTAGAGAAATCTATGCTGGTGACGAAGAAAAAGTCAGAAACTTTTTCAAAGACCTCAATGAGTCAAAGAAATACAGAAACAAATTTCGTAAGTCTGACAACAGTGATGACAAAAAAGAAGAAAACAAAAAGTCTTCTATGTTTGAAAGAACTGCTGGCCAGAATCTTATGGAAAGTCTTTCTTAAAAAGAAATGTAAACTGGCAGGGATCTACATTCGAGAGCTTGTCTTAACTTAACTAAGTTTTCTCGAAAGGAATTCATATGAGCAACATAGACATGAAAGAGTCTAAGATTAAGCAAGACAGTGAAAAGGTTTACGATGAGTATCGTGAGCAGATGGACATGTTTGAAGGTTCTCTTTATGCGAAAGCAAAAGGTGGAATCGATCATTATGACGTTTGGGCATTGGGTGAGCAACTCAACCAATTCAAAGATCTTGTCGAAATCTGTGAAGCAGATGGAAACACAAACCAACTCGGTAAGCTTCCTCTTATCGGTTTCAATGTGATCACTGCCGTTCAAGGACAAAGCATCCTTGGTTCAATCGCAGCAACACAACCGATCCAAGAAGAAAAGGGAATCGTCTGGTACAAGACTGTTCGTGCAACAGACACCAAAGGCAACAACACTGCCAATGACGTTCTTGTTGATCCACGTTCAACAATCAAAACTTCCGAAGGTTATTCTTCCAACTTCATCTCTGGTGAAGAAGGTGCGGATACTGGTGGAACACCTACAACAACTTATGGTTTTACTCTTGCAGCAAAACCAATCAGATCTGAGACTCTCAAGATCACAGTTGAAGACGATGCCACTGTATGGTGTAAAGACGTTGGTGCTGCTGAAGGTTCTAATGGAACAGTCGGTCAGCTTCTCGGAATCGGACTGTCAGGTACAGTCAACTATGTCACTGGCGTTGTTGCCTTGACATTCGCAGTAGCTCCTGCTGCAAACAAAAAGGTCTATGCTGAGTACCAACAAAACTTGGAACTTGCAGACGATCTTCCCCAGATCCACACATACTATGACAGCACAACTGTTCAAGCGTATGTGTATGCACTGAAATCAGTTTGGGGAGCACTCCAAAACTATTCAATGCGTAAGCGTTTTGGAACAAGCATCGAAAGTTCAGCATCCACAGATCTGACGGTCGAGATCAACAGAGAACTCGCTGGTGATGCCATTCGTAAACTTCTTGCAGCAGCAAAAGGCGAAACGATTTGGTACAAGACTCCACCTTCGGCAATCTCTTATCGTGATCACAAAGACACCTTCTTTGATTCTCTTGCAGACGCAGAAGCAATCATGGTTGGCAATGGTGGTCGTGGTGTTATCTCCACAATGATCGTTGGTCGTGAACTCGCAGCAGTCATCGGAACTCTCGCAGGTTTCACAAAACTTTCTGATGGAACAACTCTTGGCTCTCACATCTATGGTACGCTTAACGGCATCACCATCGTTCGTGTTAACGAGCAAGCTGTTCTAGACAGCAAGACAGGACTGTGTGTATGGCGACCATCAAATCCTTGGGAAGGTGCATTGGTCTATTGTCCTTATATGCCACTCGTCACTTCTGAAGTCATTCCTCTTGGGCCAAACCCAATGAGTGATCAAAAGTGGGCTGGTGTATGGGCAGGAATGAAAGTTATGAACGACAACTTCGTAACCAAGTTCACTCTCAACTTAGGTGCCAAGCCATAGGTTGATGTTCTGAAAGTCTATCCTTGGGAGCTTGGGTAATTCGTTACCCAAGCTTTTCTACAAAATTCAATCGGAGAAAAAAATGAAGATCACAAGTAAAGCTGGATATGTGAAACTTCTTCCGAATAAGACTAGAGCAGCAGATCCAATCATCCTTGAAAAAGTTGGTGCTGTTCATAAGTTCAAGACGAAAGAAGACGCAATGCTTTTCTCCCAGTCGATAAACTCTATGCACGAAATGAAACTCATCGAGTGGAGTGAAGGTGTTATGAGTGAAACGAAGGAAGAGCCTAAAGTCGAAGTCAAAAAAGAAGAGCCGAAAGTTGAAGTCAAAAAAGAAGAGCCTAAAGTCGAAGTCAAAAAAGAAGAGCCTAAAGGTCAGTCAAAACAAAAAGGCAAAAGTAGAAGGTAGGGGAGTCACTCGTGAGAATCAGAGACATCTGGAAAAGAGTGATTGTTGAGTCAGGTCAATTTTTAATTGATCCTGACTTGATTGAATTAGACGTTGACAAGTTTCGGTATCTAATTAAGTCCGTACTGGGTGTATATAACAAATACGTTCCTTTAGATGACCATTTCAACATTGAAGTTAGTTCGGGATACTATCATGAGTTTGATGATTCATTTACTGTGAATGGCACTCAGTACGGAATACCTTCGTTCATCATTGGAGCAACTCCAATTAGGCTACTGGGAGTTCTTCCATATCATCTTAGAGAATCTCTAGGAAGAAATTACACATCAGACATCGTTAAAGAAAATTTCCCTATCAGGTTTGAAAACAAAAGACTCTATGTACCTGTAGGTGGTGTCTATGAAGTTCATGCTGCTTGGTATCGCAAGCTTATTGAGTCAACAAACAGTTCTGGTGAAACAGAGTGGGAAGTAAACATTCTTGAAGACGATGATGATTTGTTTTTCGATCTTGCAAGAGCAAAGTTCCAACAAATTCTAGGAAGACAAAGAAGAGCTTTCACTCTTGAAGGAATGCCACTTGCACTTGATGCATCTGAAATGATTTCTGATGGTGAGTCACTTGAAGAAAAGACAATGGAAAATCTTGATAACGAAGATCATAAATTTTATCTTGGTTGGGGTGGCTAGATGGCAAAAAAACCTGCACCATTCAAGGCTGTCCTAGACGGTATTAAGAAAGTTCGTTCTCCTATCAAAAAAGGTTCCAGATCTCAAGCAGACTATTCTAGTAACTCCAAGATCAAAGCAACAAAAAAACTTGAAGTATCTTACAACAGAAACACAAAGTCTCTTCTCTTCATGGGATGGGTTCAAGGAGAGACTGATAAATATTTAGTAGTAGCAAGATTCAATGGAATGGATTTCCAAGAATCAAAACCTACCGATGGCGAATGGATAATGGTTTCCAAAGTAGACTCTGGAAAGTCTCCTGTGTGGGTTAGAAAGCCAAGTCTATCTTCAGATGATGTCAGAGTCCGGTGTGGTAGTGATGGCACACATGCAAAAGCTGGTGAGCATGGTTGTGAAGATTTCAGATTCAATTTTGAATATCAACTTGCACAATCAGGAAACCTTGCAGGTGGTCGATGGCAACGATACAAACGAAAGACTTCTCCCAGCAACAGAGCAGACAAAGTTCCTGTCAAGGGAATGAAAATGATTCCTTGGAATGCAATGCATGAACTAGGATCAAACAATATTCGTAAAGCAACTGCTGATGATGAGAAGACAACGAAAGATGGTAAGTGGGCAATAGAAGGTCGGAGTTTTAAAAACCCGACAAATGAATTAGGCATCTGTAAGCATGTCTGGAAATTCATGGAAGCACTAGTAATGGCCAAAATGATTATGCGATAGGTGTCATGTCTACTCTCTATCAAAATATTGAAGTTGCTCTCAAGACGATGCATGTGTCTTATCTACGAGTCCTTGAAAGGATTCATGGGATACCTCTGATCATTCGTCATGCAAAGATAGATGAACATACATCTGTCTATGGTGTTGAAGCAGGTGAAGAGTATGGTGATGAAACAGAGATCACTGGGATTGTAACTGGTGATGACTTCTTCCCGACTGCTGCAATGAGTTCTGGTGCGTTTCAAGAAGGATTTCTTTACACAACCAGTACAGAAGTTCGAGTGGGTGATGAACTTGAAATTAACAGCACAGATAATCGTCGCAGGAAATATAAGATTGTAAGCAAAGAAGCACTTGGTACAACAACAGATGTCTTCTCCAGATATCAACTATCAGCAAAAGGTGATTAACATGAGCAAAGCAAGTGAACTTCTCGAAGCAAAGAAACCAAAAGAAGCTATAGAAGCAGCAAAGCATATTGAAGATGCATTAATGAAGTTGACTGACATCTCAGGAACGGAATCTGGATCTGGTGGGCCAATTTACAAAACTATGGATCTCTTGAGAAAAGCATTAATTCAATCTGACTACATTAAGGATTAATCCTTGGCATATGTACTTTCAAATGTAGCGTTAGTTCTCAAAGAGTTTCTCGATTACTTAGAGAGTCACTTTGCAGGAACCAATTACGTTTACGATGAAGGTCTATCCTATGAGACTGCTTTAAAAAACCACAGAGCAGAGATGGAACTCACTGGTGGTGAAGAACCTTTTCTCCCAGCATTCATTTTTAAAAGAATGACACTCAGACACACTGAGCATGGAATAGCTGGGAGAGCATCGACATCAGTTGCACAAGCAGGAGTTGTTGACGGTCAAAGACTCAAATACAAATGGGTACTCGGAGAACTTGAGATCCCATTTCTTTATGTGAATGAGTCAGCAGTAGAGATGGAAAAATTTGAAATCTTCTATCTTGCGGAAAGAGCACTTGCTCAAGAGAAATACATTGAGTGTGAAATCCCAGATGTAGAGACATACAAATACTCGGTCGATTACACAAAAGCACTTGATGAAACTACATTCAACATCGAAGGAAATTACTACAAGACAGTAGCAGGAACAGTCACCATTCGTGGCGTGTTCTATCTTTTCGAAGGAGAAGGTGCTGTCATAGAGCAAATAAACGCAGCAATTAAATCCGTATATGGACAAGTTCTTTCAGAGAGAACTATCACATCGTGAGGTTAAGATGTCTAAGAAAAAGAAAGAAGTGAAACAAGAAGAGAGAGGTGCTGGTTTTTTGAAATCCAGTCTTAATCATTCTGTGGTTGTATCCTACAACGGAATGGGAATGGTCGTACCACCGAGAGGTCGGGTTAAGGTAGCAGACAAGCAACTTGTTGGATCTCTTCCAAACGGTGTCGTAAAACTATAAATTAAATTCAATTATGAAGGGAGAAAATAATGGGAGCACCACAGGTGAAATTGAGAGAGGTTGATCTCTCAACTCGTGTACCCTCATTTGCTGGAGTCTATGGTGGAATCGCCATACCTGCGAAAAAAGGTGCAGTTAATGAAAGGATTCTTCTTACAAGTGACTCAGATCTGCTCAAGTATCTGACTCCCGATGAGAGGATTGAAGTTGGTTATGATGTATCTTACTTCTCAGCGTTAGCTTTCCTTGAAAAGTCTGACAAGCTATGGGCAGTAAGAGCAGCAAAAAATGCTTTGTACGGTGGAGCAGTTGTGAAGTCTCTTTCTTCCACAACAAACAACTACCAACTACAGACAGGAATTGCAGATCCAACAGCATTTGTTTTTGATTCTTCTCCAGATGTTGCAGGTGTTGCCGAAGTTACAGACATAACTGCACGAGCAGATTCATCAGGTGATCTCAACAATAAGTATTTAGAGTTTTCAACTCCTGCTGGAACTTTTTATGCATGGTTCAATGTCAATGCAGGTGGAACAGATCCCACTTTGGCTGGGAAGACAGCAATACCAGTCGCTATTGCAATCGATGAAACTGCTGACAACGTAGCAGCAGCACTCAAGACAGCAATTGAATCTTCTTCTGCTCTAGTTACTGTTGCAATTGACGCATCGAAAATAACAGTCACTAACGACAATGCTGGTGACGTTACCGATGCAGTGGACTCAGGCACGACTGGTTTCACCATTTCAACAACCACTCAAGGTGTTACTGAAGTTGATTCAACTGATGAATCACTTCTTTTCTTCGGTGCGAATCAAGGTGAGTGGAACGATAAAATTGGTTTCACAGTTAAGACCTACGACACCTATCCTGATGATGTAAAAGAAGAAGGTGCATTCCTTGTTTCTATTTATAAATTTTCAAACCAATCGACTCCTGTCGAAACCTACGTTTGTTCTCGTCAAGAAAACAAGCTTGATGGTTACAACAGAAACATTTTTGTAGATGAACTTCTCCAAGGTTCAAACTATCTCAGAGCAAGATCAAATCCTTCAGTTGCAGACACAGTTCAACCAAAAGACCAAGACACAATCATGTGGCTTAATGGTGGT